AATGGAAGGATTCGCTTCAAAAGCAACTGCTAAAACTAAATCAGTTCTTAGCGAAGGAACCAACCAAGCCAACAGATTCAAAAAATTGGCAGGAATTATTTAATTAAAAACTCTAAACTCTAAAAAAAATGAATTTATTCGAAAACATGTCAGAGCCAAACAGAGGACAAGAAAACCGCCAACTTATCGGTAAGTGGGGTAAATCTGGTCTTTTGGAAGGCTTGAAGGGCGAGCACGAAAAAGCAACCGTGTCTGTCCTGTTAGAAAACCAAGCGAAGCAGTTGATCAAAGAAGGATCAGCTAACTCAGCTGGTGCTGGAACCACTGGTGGTTCTGGATTTGAACAATGGTCTGGCGTAGCTCTTCCGTTGATCCGTCGTATCTTTGCTGAGATTTCAGCTAAAGAATTCGTTAGTGTTCAACCAATGAACTTACCATCAGGTCTTGTGTTCTATTTGGATTTCAAGTATGGTACTAACAAGCAACCATTTGGTTTCTCTCCAGTAGGTAAGAATCAAACTGGTACACTTCAAGGTATCACTTCAAACTCTGCAGCTCCTTCAGATGGTCTTTATGGTGCAGGTCGTTTTGGTTTTTCTAACAACACGATTGGTGCATCAGGCCTTACAATCACAACTGGATCTGGTGTAGGATTAATTACACCTGCTGACGTTTACTTTGACGGTAACTACACAGCATCTTTAGCTCAATTCAAAAAAGTAACATACGCATTGCCAGCAAACGCTGACGCATTAGCAGTTCGTTCATTTATTCCACTTTCTGGATCAGCAGGTACAGCGTTTGTTGCAGGTACACAATACCTTCCAGCATTCACCACATACACTAACGGTTCAGCTTCTTTCATCATAACTGGTAGTGCTTTGACTGGTACTTTTGGAGGTACAACTGCAACAGCTGCAATTAGCTACTCTATCCAACCTACTAACGATACACGTGGTGACTTTGAGGTTGCAACACCTCGTGTTGCTGATGCTACAGCTCAAAACTTTGACACAAACTTAAACATCCCAGAAATCGAATTGCAAATGCGTTCTATTCCTGTGACTGCTAAGACTCGTAAGTTAAAGGCTGCATGGACTCCAGAATTCGCTCAAGACTTAAACGCTTACCATTCAATCGATGCTGAAGCAGAATTGACTGCTATGTTATCTGAGTACGTTTCTATGGAAATCGACTTAGAGATCTTAGATATGTTGATTTCATCTGCTGCGACTACTGATTACTGGTCAGCTAGAGTAGGTCAAGAGTACAACAGTGCTACTGGAACATTTGCAACTAGCCAATTCCTAGGTCAAGCTTACATCCAAGGTACTTGGTATGCAACTTTGGGTACAAAACTTCAAAAAGTTTCTAACCAAATTCATGCTAAAACCTTACGTGGTGGAGCTAACTTCTTAGTATGTTCTCCAGACGTATCAACTATTCTTGAGTCTATCCCAGGATATGCTGCAGATGGTGATGGTACTAAAGTGAAATATGCAATGGGTGTACAGAAAGTAGGTGCTTTAACTAGCCGCTACACTGTATATAAGAACCCTTACATGCAAGAGAACACAGTATTGATGGGATTCCGTGGATCACAATTCTTGGAGACAGGAGCTGTATATGCACCATACATTCCATTGATGTTGACTCCACTTGTGTACGATCCAGTTAACTTCATTCCACGTCGTGGTGTAATGACTCGCTACGCTAAGTTGGTAACTCGCCCGGAATTTTACGGAAAAGTATACGTAGGTGACTTGAACGTGCTTTAATCTAACAAACTAGATTTTTAAAAAGCCCCTCTTCGGAGGGGTTTTTTGTTTTATGAAACTATTTATAGGAAACAACCCAACATGGAAGAAGTTACTTCAGCGAAGAGAAAGCCAAAGGGCCAGATTAAGTTTCAGATCACTTTAAGTGATGAACAGAAACAAGCAAAAGCACAAATCCTAGAAAACACTATTACAGTGTTAAAAGGATCAGCAGGAAGTGGAAAATCCATGGTAGCCGCACAAGTGGCATTAGACCTTCTATTCCGCCGTGACATTCAAAAGATTGTACTAACCAGGCCAGCAGTCACCTCAGGTGAAGATATTGGATTTTTGCCCGGTGATAAGGATGCAAAACTAGCACCATACACTGCTGCGATATACGACAACATGTATCGTCTCTATAGAAAGGATATTATTGATAAGCATATTGCAGATGGTAACATTGAAGTGATTCCATTAGCATTTATGAGAGGTCGTAACTTATCCGATTGTCTTGTTGTAGTAGACGAAGCACAAAACATAACACACAGACAAATGGAACTTATGTTAGGTCGTTTGTGTCATGGATCTAAAATGATCTTATGTGGTGATGCAGCTCAAATCGACTTGAAAGATAGAAAGCAGTCTGGATTTGATTTTGTGGCAAAGCAGCTATCAACAATACCAGGATTTGGAATAGTAACTCTAAAAACAAACCATAGACATGAGATTGTGGAACCTATCTTAAAGGTTTACAATGACTATCGCGATTAAGGCGATATTTATAAGAAATCTCAATAAATGGCAGCAGGTAAGTATACTTTCGTAATAGAGCAAGGCTCAACCGTAAACTTTGAAATACAATACAAAGACTCATCTAACAATCCAGTAGACCTGACCGGATATACAGGTAGAATGATGATTAGGTCAGCATACGCTGATAGTAGTCCAACCACATACGCTTCGCTTTCAAGTTCGTTAGCTGCCGACGGAACTGGTCTAAACTTCAGTGGAAGTAACGGAACTACACCATTAACATCAGGGTCCATTGGGATATTTATCTCTGCGACATCGTCATCAGCATTTACCTTTAGCGAAGCTTTCTATGACTTAGAGATAGTATCTGGAAGCACTGTAACAAGGTTATTAGAAGGAAAGGTAAGACTAAGCAAAGAAGTAACTCGATAATGCGTACCATTAGCATAAATACACCAGGGCCTCAAGGAGCAACAGGACCACAGGGTGTAGCTGGTCCATCAGGCTCAACACAACCATTTAATAATGTAAGTGGAAGCATTTGGGCTACAACAAGTAGTTTACAAGTATCAGGATCATTTTTAGTATCTGGGTCTTCTACTTTTACAAACATTGGTCCAGCGATATTCTCAGGTAGTGCGACTATAACAGGTCCTACTACAATGTCATCTGCTGTTGTATCAGGAGATGTAACAGTATTAGGTACTGCTTCTATTAATGTATTACAAATTAATACAACAATTAATTCAACAGGTTCCAATACATTAGGAGATACAGCTAATGATACTCAGACTTTGTATGGTAGTGTAATTATACCTACTGGTAGTTTGACTGTGAGTGGCTCTGTAATTACTAGTGGATCAGACGCAACAATCAATGGTGTAAGAGTAGGTCGTGGTGGCGGTAATGTAGCAGATAACACAGCTCTTGGCGAATCTGCATTAAACTTAAATACAAATGGTAGCGGTAATTTAGCAATAAGTTATTTTGCTTTAGCGGCTAACGTAATAGGTTCAAATAATACGGCAGTTGGTTCATATGCTTTGCGTAATAGCACACAAAGTAATAATACTGCTATGGGATATGCATCTTTTTTAAATTTAAGTTCAGGTAACCACAATACGGCATTAGGAAGAAACTCTGCAAGATATATAGCTGATGGATCAACGTCTTTAACAATAGCAAACCAATCAGTTTTTATAGGAACTGATACAAAAGCACTTGCAGATTCTCAAACAAATCAAATAGTAATAGGTTACAATGCTATTGGTTTGGGTTCAAATAGCGTTGTTTTGGGTAATAGCAGTATTACACTTACTGCATTAAGAGGTAATGTCTTAATCAATACAACAACAAATGCAGGGTTTGGGTTGGATGTAAGTGGTAGTGGAAGATTTACTAACAATTTAACAGTAACAGGCTCAACAACTATAACTGGGGAAGCAAATGTATCATTTCTAAGTTTAAGCGGAAATACTGCTGTAAATAACTCAGGCACTACAATGATCTTAGGTACATCAGGAGCATGGACAGGAGTTAGAATTCCTAAAAACCTAGAAGTAACAGGCTCTGCAATTATCAGTAGTTCTGCTAGTACCCAATTACAAGTAGGTAGTAATTTCTTATTTGTAAGTAGTAGTGGTAATGTTGGTATTGGCACAACAACCCCAACAGCCTCATTACACATCTCAGCATCAAATACTAGCTCAGCTTATTCATTCTTAGTACAAAACTCATCTGGCCAAACGCTATTTTCAGCTCAAAATAATCGAACTGTAAATATTAACTCTGCAAATGCAGTTGATGGGGATACTACTATTGGTACCACTAGTGGAACTATTACCTTTAACCGAGGATATAATAATACACTATTAAAAAATGCTTTAACATTTTATGGCGGTGGAGATATTAGTACAATCCAAGGATGGAGCTCACCTACATCGGGCATAGCAGTAGGATATGCCCAAACAAACATTAACCCAGTTACTGGTTCTGTATTCACAGTTAAAGGAACTGCAACTACCTCCGGATCCAGTGTGTTATTTGTTACCGGTTCATCTGCAACAAGATTATTAAAAGTGTCCTCTGAAACTAATGCTGATATATTAGTTGTAAGTGGAAGTGGTAATGTTGGTATAGGAACAACCTCACCTTCACAACGCCTCACAGTAGGAACATCAGACTCAGACGCTATATTAATAGGAGTAGGAGGTAGATTATATTTAAGAGATACTACAACATATATAACCGAAGGCTCTGGGTTAAACCTAGTATCAGGAGCAACTAGAAATATTAGACTAAATGCTGGAGGTACTGATAGATTGTTTGTAAGTGCAAGTGGTAATGTTGGGATTGGCACATCAACACCAACAGCTTTACTACACATCTCAGGTTCATCATCTGCTGCTTTATTAAGAGTAGATTCGCCTACAGTATCAGGTAGTTTGTTTGTAAGTGGAAGTGGTAACGTCGGTATTGGAACTATAACTCCTACTAATACTTTAGATGTGGATGGAACGGCCAGGGTGAGTGGGGCTTTAACAGCAAATACTTTAACATTACTTGGAAATACTTTATTCATTGCAGGTGCAACTGTCGGAGGTTTATTTGCTACGCGTTATACGAATAGTGTTTCTTATAGCGGTGGTCATGTTTTTACAAATTCAACAACTAACATAAGTGCTACTTCGGGAGATAATTTCACCTTACAATCAATACAAGGTTTTGCACCAACAAGCGGAACGGCTACTTATGGAGCTTTAGCAATTGCTCCTACCATTAACCAAACAGGTGGCGCAAATGGAATCACTCGCGGTCTTTACATAAACCCAACATTAACATCAGCCGCTGATTATAGAGCAATAGAAACTACTAGTGGTAGTATATCATTTAATCATGGATCAATTCCTTTATTATTTGCAAGTAGTAGTGGTAAAGTTGGTATTGGTACTTTAACACCCGCCTCTACATTAAGTGTTTCTGGGAGAGTAGGTATTAGCGCAAGACTTAGAGTAGGTACTACCGGCGATCCTAATTCTACAATGGAAGTATGGGGCGATCAAATATTTGCTACAGGAGCAGGAGGTATATGGTCTACATTTGTACAAAGTACAGAACGATTAGGAGTAGGTACCTCATCTCCTTCTTCTAAAGTGCATATTAAAGGAGCTGGAGCTACAAGTGCTACAACAGCACTCCTAGTAGAAAATGCAAACGCAAGTGCATCATTAGTAGTATTAGATAATGGATATGTCGGTATAAACACAGGATCAGCACAGTATAATCTTGATGTGAATGGAACGGCGAGGGTTTTAGGTGCAAGTGGAGCTACCGCAACTTTAAAAATTAACACAGTAAACAGAGCAAATGGAATGTCTTTACGATATTCAGATGCTTCGGACGTTGGCTCAATAGTTTACAATAACATTTTTTATCTTACTAAAAACGATGGAACTTTTCCTTTTTACATAACCTCAACAAGTAACGTTTTAATTAACACAATTACAGATGTTGCATCTTCTCAATTGACTGTTGAATCCACAACAAAAGGCTTCCTTCCTCCTCGCATGACTAATGCCCAACGCACATCCATAACATCACCAGCAGTAGGACTAATGGTATACTGTACAGACGCAACAGAAGGATTATACATATACAAATCTACAGGTTGGACATTTATAGTATAACCTAATTTACCTTCATATTTATAATAAACCTGAAGCTTAATGCAGAATAATAGTGCCAACAATATAGCAGATGTAGCTAATATAACTGTAGTAACAGACGACAGACAGATTATTGTTCCACACACAATCACAGAAGTCGTTGAAGTAAACACACCAGGACCTCAAGGACCTGTAGGACCACAAGGTGTAGCGGGACCATCAGAACCATTTGCTAACATAGGAGGAGGCGTTTACGCTACTACATCTAGCATTCAAGTAACAGGCTCATTCTTAGTGTCAGGATCATCTACGTTTACAAACATAGGTCCTGCAATATTTTCTGGTAGTGCAACTATAACAGGACCAACCACAATGTCATCAGCAGTGGTGACTGGTAATGTACAAGTGTTAGGTACCGCTTCCATTAATGTGTTGCAAATCAACACTACAATTAACTCTACTGGTTCTAATATATTGGGAGATGCTTCTAACGACACTCAGACTTTGTTTGGTGCTGTAATTGTGCCTACTGGTAGTTTAACAATAACGGGTTCATTAACAGTATCTAGTTCAAATGCTACTCAATTATTAGTTGGTGGTAATTTATTATTTGTAAGTAGAAGTGGTAATGTTGGTATTGGAACAAATACACCGGCATATACATTAGATGTAAATGGCACTATTCGCTCACAAGGACAACTTATTGTAGTAGGTCAAATACAAAACCCTACAATAGGAGTTGTTGATGTTAATGGAGTACTGTACTCAGGCACAGGAGTAAGTGTAGGTGTCAACTCTACTAATGCTGCTAAGCTTTTAGTAAGAGGATCAGGTACTACAACATCGACAACAGCTTTACGAGTAGAAAATTCAAGTGCATCACCATCTCTAGTAGTATTAGATAATGGATATGTTGGAATAGGAACAAGCTCAGCACAATATCAGTTAGACTTATACGGTACTTACCATCAATACCAAGCTCAAGGAGGAATAGCTAGATACGATATAAGCTCAGCTAATGCTAACCAAAACAGAGGTGTATGGGATTTTTATACAAATGCAGCTGTTTCCCCTGATTTCTTTGGAAGATTTGGATTTAAATTTGAAGGTGGTACTGCAGATTCTTTTAAACAATTTCAAGTGCATGTAGCTGACTCTACAACTCCTAAGTTTGTTATAGATGGATCTGGAAGAGTAGGAATTGGAACAACTTCTTCACTTACTACCTTAGATGTTAGAACAACAAATAATTCAACTATAACACCATTATCTGTAGCTCCAAATGACGCTACTACTTTATTAGTTGGGAACACAGGAACAAATGGAGTTTTAGCTTTTGGACATAATAACACAGGACAAGGTTGGATTCAAGGTCGTTCTCGTTTAGCAGGTGGAAGTGCTGAGCCTATCTTATTAAATCCATTAGGTGGTAACATCCTCATCAACACAACAACAGACAACGGCTATCGTTTACAAGTTAATGCAACTGGATCAAATTCTGGTTCTTTATTTGTAGGAGGAACTAATGTAGCTTCTGGAGGCATAGCTACAACAATGTTAATTAGCTCTTCATTAAGTGCATCCGCTAACAGTGATGTGTTAGTAGGGTTAGAAATTAATCCAACTTTTACAAATGGTGCTTTTACAGGTGTTAAAAATAATTGGATTAATTTAGTAGGTAATGCCTCTGTCAATTTCACGAATCAACTGTACTTAAAAAGAGGAGATGTTGATGTTTTATTTGCATCATCGGCAGAAACACAACTGAAAACAGTATCATCTTTAGCGCCATTAAAATTCTTTGTTGGAAGCACTTCACAATACGCACAATTCTTTGCAACAACAGGAAACCTTACACTCCAAAACGGAGGAACATTTACAGATGCTGGATTTAGATTAGACGTCAGTGGTAGTGCAAGAATCACAAATGGACTTACAGTAACAGGCTCAATATCAACATCAACTAATACCACTGGGCAATCAACCTTAGGTACAGGCCTAGTTGTTAACAACACAGCTGGTTCATCTACTATTAATGATTTTCAAGTAAAGTCTCAACTATATAATGCTATTTACGTGTCCTCGAGTGCAGATTCAATAGGACTAATGAGCAACGCTAGTGGGAAGTTAGGATTTTTTGGTGCCACACCAACAACACAGTCAGCTGGTTGGTCAGTTGCTAATTATTTAGTATCAAAATCATTTGATGCAAATACTGTAACATTAGAACAATTAGCAGATGTTGTAGGCACTATATTAACAGAGTTAAAAAACAAAGGATTATTAGGATAACATGCCAAAATCAGTTACATTTACAGATTTATTACCTCCAACAGCACTTACTTCTTCTGTAGCATCTGGAGGCACATTAGCGACAGGCTCTACGTATTTTTATGTAATACAAGCTTGCTTAGATACTGGAACCAGTGTACTTACAACAAATGGCCGCAGCCAGTCATCTAACCAAGTTAGCACATCCATCTCAGTATCAGGAAGTCAAAGTGCTTTATTATCATGGACTGGGTCAGCAGGTGCGGGAGGTTATAGAGTATATAGAGCAACAACATCTGGTTCATACAAAAACATGATAAATGTAGCAGTACGCTACTCAGTTAATTGTGTAGGTGGAATATGTAGTATAACAGATACAGGTTATGGAGACCCTGGAAATAACCAGTACCAAAATATAGTACATGGTAAATTAACTTTATCAGGGAGTACATCATCTGACCCATTTTCAATTGTTGATTTATACAACTCATCATCTCAAGGTGGATGGGGTGTTGTAAATCGTTTAGATGATGATACTTACACAATAAATACTTATACCGAAGGGCACACTGATCTTTATTGGGTAGATATAGATAAAGTAATAATATATTGTTGGTTGTCTGAGTCTGGTGTTACATTAACATTGAGAATTGTAACTCTTGGTTCATATCTTTGAATACCTTGATAAATTGCATTGCCTATTGAAAGAGCTCTACTGTCTGTAACTGGTAAAAATAACATATCCCCGAAACCAATACCGAATAACGGATTTAAAGGCTTTTGACCTGGGTTGGTAGTAATGATATTAGATATGCTGTTATATATTGCACCTAAATTGGTATCAGCTTGTATGTCAAGTATCTGTTGATCTTTGTATAGCTGATTGTTAGCTGTGGAACCAATAGCTAGATCTAATGTTAGATCGGTGTAAACGTTAGTATTGTTCCTTTCAGCGTTAACGTTTGTTAGTATATCTAGGTTAATACTTGGCATTATTATTATTATTTAAACCGAAAATAGAAATATACAAAGAGAGCATAAATAATAATATGAAACATAAGTTTTTAGCATTGATAGAAAATAGCATCACAAGATATAACAACGGTGGTCTATTAACTGGTGATATAGTTAAATTTGTTAAGAACTTTAAGAGTAGAGACTCTTATAAAGCATTAAGTGATAACTTGAAAGATTATATTGAAGAGTTTATAAAGACAGATAAGAACTTAAGAGTTGTTGATATTAAGACAATGTTTCCATCAAGTGCTCCTGGTAACAATGATAACAGAGGTAATGCATTTTCAGTTGAAATAGCAATTGAATTAGCACCAGGCAGCTTTGATTTACAAAATAAATTTACAGTACCAAGTGATATCTTGATGCCAGATAATGATTATATTAACTTGCCGAAGATACCTAATAGTATCAGAAAGAAGGAAAAGCTTAATCATAAGCCGACACCACCAGAAGAAGCTGAAGAATCTCCATACAACCCATATTTACAAACTTTAATGACTCAAGATGGTGATAAGCTCACAAGAGGTGATAAGAAGTTAAATAATGTTAACGTTACCATTCCATCACAACCAGTTAAAGGTGCTAATTCTCCAGCAGTGAAGGGGTTTAATAGTGTTTATTCACCATTACCGACAAAGATCGTAATGCAACGTCGTTAAGTTGTAAGCTTTTCTAACTGACAAAAGCAAGCAAACGCGTTTATTTCTTTATCAAGAACGAAAGCGTCTCTATATAGGTATTCTGATATAATAACAATCATTTGTCTTTTGTTATCTGGCTTAGTATCTGAATTATAGATGAAGTTAAGGTAATGCTTTAACAAGCTTGCATAGTCACCTT